AAGTTGCACAAGAGCAAGCACAGGAACAGCAAGCTCAGCTAAACGAAATGTTTATGGCTCTTGCTAAGAATCCAAAAGAAACTTTAATGGCTTTACAAAAACAAGGAGTACAGCCTAAACAAGTTATTGAATTAGCACAAAAGATGGCAGATAAGAATCCTGCTGCTAAAGAAGCTTTGGCCGCTATTTCTCAAATGAGTCAAATGGCTAAGCAAGGAGCAAAACTTACTTATATCAAAAGACTTCGTGGTGAGTGTCCAGAAGGATATGAACCAAAACTCTACAGAGCTGGCGGAAAGGTTTGCACAAAGTGTGAAAAGATTCAAGCCGATAAGTGTGGAGGTAAAGCTAAGAAGCATGAAAATGGCGGAGAGGCTGAACTTGTAACTGAGTTTAAGAATAGAAAAAAGAAATAATATGAAAGTAAGTTTCGCTAGAAAGTACCAAGCCGGTAATGCTATAACCGGAACTTTTACTGAGGTTGTGCCCGGCACTGAAGCAGATGCTGCTGCAGCTTCCGGCGGAACTGATGATGCTTTAATAAATCCAAGTACTTTACAAGCTACTTCACAACCTTTTGGTAAATATGGAAAGCTTGCTAACTTTGCATTAGACACAATCGACTTTGGTACTGATTTATTAGCAGCCAAGGCTTGGGAAAAACAAGCTAGAGAAAAAATAAAAGAAGAAAGAGAGCTTAAAGATGCTGCTAGTAAGAGCATGGCTTTGCGAAGAGCAGCCTTGCAGCAAGCTAGCATTTGGGATACCGGAGGAGCTGCTATGTTAGCAGCATCTGGGCTTTCTAACTTAGCTAGAATAGGTCTTTATAGAAATATGAATCCGGACTATTCCAGCCAAGTACGTAGATTATCTACAGGAATAACAAACGGTTTATTATCTTTACCTCCAACTTCCAAAAGTTCTGCTGGTGAAATTTTTAATTACACGGCAGAAGGAGTAGCTGCTGCGGGACAAGAACCCAAACTTGTAAATACTACACAAGGAAGTCAGGGAACTCGTCCATCAGCAAACCAAACGTCTGCGACAGGAACGTTGGGTCCAATTGCTGCAAAACGTGGAGTAAAATTAATAAGAAGATTTAAATAATATGGTCAAAATATTTCAGTATAATAATGTTGATGGGTTTGTGGAACTCAATACTCCAGAAATTCTGTTAGTAAAAGAGTTCAGTGCACTTATGGATAATGCACGAAATATTTGCGATGATGATAAAACTGGTAAGTTAAAACTTAGAGCTTTTAGAGAGTTCACTTACATATATCTTGCTCTCGACTGGCAAAGTCCATACGCGGATTTTGATGAAAGAGAGCGCCATGAAATGGCCTTACTTGATGCTCATATGACAGAAGCAGAGTTTAATAATCCTGAATTTAGGGCTGCCTGTCGTAAATTTAAAGCTATTCAGGATTCGACTCGCTCTATCAGATTGCTTCGAGCCGCTCAAGAGACCGTAGACAAATTCATGGATTACTTCCATAACATTGACCCAGAAGAACGAGATCCATTGACGGGAAAACCAATCTTTAAGGTAAAGGATATTATGGCTGAGATTTCTTCACTATCAAAGGTTCAAGACGAGTTAACAACTCTTGAGTCTATGGTTAAGAAAGAAATTGCTGAGACTTCTCAATTACGAGGAGGTTATGAGGACGGATTTACTCCTAATTATTAATGATTATGGCAAAGAAAGAAATCGAAGCTCCAGTTGTTGAAAAAAGAAAACGTGGTCGTCCTAGAAAGACTCCTATAGTAGAACTTCCTGATGAGATTCAGCAGATAGTTGCTGAGGTAAAACAAAAGGAGTTAGAAGAAGAAAAACAAGCTATAGAAGATATTAAAGAGGAAGTCCGCCAACAACATAATGGTGGGTGGGATTTCACAAAGGAGGAAACTCCACAATTCTTTGATGCCGACTACTCATATGAAATAACTGGCTACAGACCTATTACTAAAGACAAAGGATTAGATTTTGATCCCAGTTGGTTTACCGAGGCAAGAGAAACATTCTTACGCACACACCATTACTGTGCTTATCCTAGAAATACAAAGGCATATGCCGATTTCTGGAACCGGGAATATGACCGCTGCAAGAATGGTATGACCGTAAACGGTTATACGATTACAGGCGATAATTACTTTTTCTTGAACTACTATCAACTTATGGACCTAGATTCAGCTGAGACTGCTGGTGAAGGTCGTACCTACATATTCCCAAATTTCTACGTAGGCCAGTATGAATGGTTTCATTACGTTGAACTCTGTAAGAAGCTGCGTATGAATGCTTGCCTTATGAAGTCTCGTGAAGTTGGTTACTCTGAGATTGATTCTGCGATTGCGGTTAATAACTACAACTGTCGTAGAAATACAATCAATCTTGTAGTAGCCAATCTTAGTGATTACCTCAACAAGACTCTTGATAAGATGTGGAAAGCAATGTCCTTCATTAATGACTATACTGATGGAGGATTCTTTAAGTTACGTCAGGTTACTGATAAGGCTGACTTGAAGAAAGCTTCTACTTATAAAATTATCAATGGTCAGAAGGTAGAGACTGGGTGGATGTCTCAAATCCAAGGAATCGTGGCTGATAAGCCAAGTAAAATTCGTGGTGACCGTACCGACCTTTTACTATATGAAGAGGCCGGTTCTTGGCCTGAGCTGACTAAAGCATTTACACAAGCAGATGCTCTTGTTGGTACACCAGGACACCAGTGGGGAATACGAATCCTTGGAGGAACCGGCGGTGATACAGGTCCTGCTCTTGAAGGACTTAGAAAGATGTACTATAAACCTCACATTTATGGTATTCTTCCTTACCGCCATAGATTTACCCCTGATGGTTCGCAGGTAATGACTGCTTACTTTATGCCTTGTTTTAAAGTTCTAAAGTATCGTGGGTACACTGACCATAGAGGTTGGACTGACCCAGATAGAGCTAGAGCTTTCTATGAAGAAAAGCGTAATCTTAAAGCTGAAGACCCAAAGGAATTGATTACCTATTCTGCTGAGTACTGCTTTAATGCTGAAGAGGCTTTCTCTTTGGAAGGTGATAATAAGTTCAATAAAGTAATTATAGCAGAGCAACTTGCTGCCATTAGATTACATAATCAAGCCCCTCGTATTGAGGACGGTATGATAAATTATACATACAAAGCAAGTGCACACACGAAAGAGAACATAAATGGTTTTCTTTGGAAAACAGAAATTGCTGGAAAGGTACACATCTTAGAACATCCTGTGTGGTCAGACTTGTATAAGGCTCAGCATCCGGATGAAGCTAACGATTATTCTGAAATGAATAATTTGTATATAGCCGGAATCGACTCAATTGATATTGGACAAGGAGATACATCTGTTAATACAGATAATCCTTCTAAGTTCTGTATTTGTATTAAGAAGAGAGCCTTCGGATTACAAGAACCACAATATGTGGCCTATTACAAAGATAGACCAGATGATATCCGAGAAGCATACAAAATTGCTATGTGCCTTGCAATGTATTATAAGGCAATAATAAACATAGAAGCAACGCGTGTATCTATGCTTACTTGGGCGAAAGAGAAAGGATTTTATCAATACTTTATGGCTCGCCCGAAAGCTACTTATCCAGATATTAACAAGATAGGTAAGAGAACTGTTGGAACTCCAGCAACTCCTGCTATTATCGACCATCAAACCGACAAGATTCGTGACTACATAAATGATAGTGGTCATATGATTTGGTTTGAAGAAATGCTGGACGAGTTGAATAGATACACAGATGAAAACAAAACACACTTTGATATTGTTGCGGCTATGGGTATGGCGGAGTTAGCCGATGAAGAATTGGGTAATATAACTCCAGTAAAAGTTTATAAAGAAGAACCTGTGACTGCTAAGGTGGGATATTACATTGACGAACGTGGATATAAACGTTGGGGTATTATCCCTAGTACGCAGCAATATAACATACAAATAACCAATGAATTCGTTGAACGAGGTCCACGATCCAGCGACCCTAGAACTTGGGGAGGTTGAGTATAGAATAAGATATATCATAAATACATTATACGACTGCT